TTGCTCATACTGATACGTCTTCATTAATCGTGAATTTTCCATACATCCACGTGGTTACAACTGCACCTTGAGCGCTCTGAAGATCATATACATAAACACCACCCGAAATAGCTGCCATGACAGTCGCAGATGCCGTAATTGTTAAAACACCAGCATTTGTCCCGGTAAAGCCAAAATCATTTGCATTATCGTCATTGGAATCACCATCTAGCATAGCTGAAGTTGACGTATCTGTTTCGCGAACCTGCATCATCCAGTTGTAGCCGGACGACAGGTCAATAGCAATCCCATCCTCGTCTTTGAAGGTTAGCTCCAACACGAAAGTATCACCACGTCTACAGGTGATGTCTACTCGTGAAGCAATGTCTAGATTTATACTGGTTGCCATATTGCAAATTTACGCTTTTATAGGAGTGCCTCTAGCGGATCCACGTCGCTCATATCCTCCAGTTCTTGGCGTTGACCCTGACGCTGGGAGATGAGTTTTGACTGCTGGACAGCCTGCTTCTTCACTCGTTCATCTTTTCTATCTTCCTTGGTAATGTCAAGCTGCTCCTTGCGTCCGATCTCCTGATCCTTCACCGCGATGCGGGACTGACCTTCAATCTGTGCGAGCTGCATCTTAAAGCGATACTCCATCTCTAGGAGCTGTGCCTTAACCTGACCCTCAAGCTGTATTCTCTGAGCCTCTAGCTGAGCCTTCATCTGTTCCTCCTGCATCTTCCCTTGGGAAGTGGCTTGTGCAACTTGTGCATTCGCCTGCGCTTGGAGCTGGCTGTTCATCTGGGCTTGTTTCTGCATCTCGCGCATACGACGCTTCCGACGTACGATAAGGAGCTGTTCTGCCTGATCCACATCCTTGAGCTGACGGATAGCAATGGCATCTTCAAGATCAATCTCTTTCTGAGCCAAAGCGATCTGGATGTTCTGCTCTAGGTATGCCTTCTCATTGTCACCCATCTCGTTAACAACCCGGATACCGAAGTTGTACATAGGTAGGTTCTCAAAGCTCGTAAGTAAGTCCATAGACTTCTCACCTAAAGCTTTAACATAGAGGTTGTAAAGTACTGATTCTCTGGGCAATACCTGCAAGCATTTTACTACGTCTTCACACACCTTGCGGAACAGCACATTGGCTGAATTGGTGATGTCATAGATTGCATTGTTGCCGGCAGCCATCTGTTGCTCTCGTACACCTACAAGCTGCTCTCCCTTGGGAGACGTGCCGTCCATTACCTCGTTGATACCCGTGGCATCACGGATCATACGCAAGTAGTGGTTGTAGATTCCGATCATCTCGTTGATGTTTCGGATGTTATTCTCCAGCGGGCGAACAGGTGGATTCTGGAATCCGCCCTCTGGATTACGGGAGCGATAATAGAACACACCAGTCTGCTCGTAGATATCTTGGATATCTAGAGGCTGGAGCTCGCCTCCACGTCCCAGCTGCACGTTCTCAAGACCCTCAATGTCCACCAACAGTCCGTCGGGCTTAGCCTTAGCAATGGCTTGCTGGATCTTTAAGTGAGTGAGCTGTAGTTGGTCCGCAAATCCAATGATCCCGTTGACCATGGACTTGGGCATCATGCGGCGCATATTGTTTGCAATAACGCTGTATGACATTCTTGTTCTAGAGATGTCGTGAACATTCTTAGGTAGGTTCTTCTGCATACCATATGCGAAAAGATGATCCGTACCTACAATGTAATTACCTCCATAGACGGTAGTGTTACGCATCGCCACCGGCTTGCGATCATACACGGTCTGCGTAGGCATCTTGTACTCGTATCCTTTGTAGTAGAAACCCACGTTACCAAAACGGGAATTCTTCTCCTCAAAGAAGATCTCGTCAACAGACAGGAACTCAAACTCCAACACCTCAACAATATACTCGTCGTAGCCGTAAGACGTCTTGTCTAGGTTACGATCGTAGTAGCTGTGAGTCATCTTGTTCGGGTTGTTGTTGTAGCGATGACGTACGCTCTTAGCGATCTTTTCAAACTCCTCCTCAGAGAACTCATTGCCAGCCTTACGCTTTAGGTCTTGGATGGTCATGCGCTTGATGTGCCCCATATAGACAACATCAGAGAAGTTCGGATCTTCGGTGTAGCTGTGGATGAAATATGCAGGATCTACATATTCCTCTACGATGCCGTAGTTGGGATCGTTAGTTCTTTTAACTACAGCCATGCCGTTGGTTACGAGATCTTCTACAGAACGTCTGTAAATCTTCTCGTTAAAATCATTCCAGCTTAGCGTAAGATTAATCGCAAGCTGAGCTACAGATTCAGCAGCTGTCTTTAGGTTGGCATTCATGAAGATGTCTGCCTCGTCCTCCGTCTCTGGAAGGCTGTCAATATCAAAGTCAGCACCTAAGCCCATGTCTTTGGCTTTCTTGTGCAGGTCTTTGTTTTGGATACGTCTTTTGATCTTGTCGCGCTCACGCTCCTTCTCCATCATGGATACAGGATCAATAGCCTCAACCTTTGGGTATGGCTCGCGTGAAAGGATTTTGTTAACTACGATCTTTACGAACTTGGGAACAATGGGCACTGGAGTCCAGTCAAGGTTCAACAATGAACCGTCACCATTATTTGGATCTAAAGAAGTTAAGATCTTCTTGTAGATGGTCGTATCCTGTGTGCCATTAGCATAGTCTCGGTTGAGCTCAAACTGCTTTAGCCTCCGGCGATAAATAGAACCTTCGTCATCCGCAGAGCCCCATTGCTTCTCAATGGCTTTAGCATATTTAAGCCCATAAGCCTTGCTCATCTTTACGACGGCGTCAGCTAGGGGATTCGGAAAGTTTCCGTAGTTCTCCCTTTCATTTATAGATTCATGCATAATAAGGGCTATATTTCTATTATGCAAATATAGCAATTATGCAAAGGGGCTTTTAACGCTCTATAGATTTAAACGTACGAAAGAACTTTTTGGCGCTGAAGTCTGTTTTAGGTTTTTCCTCCTTGTACTTTTGAGCAGCCAACAGAGCCAGACCAGAGCTAATGGTTAAGTCAAACTTTGTACGATCGTCTATGCGGTATCCAATCCAATCCTCTAAGGTTCTGCTAAGATACATCTTACCCATCTCCCCAGTTTCAGGATTGTATCCCACGTGGTTGTGGATGTACGCCTCAATAGCTTGGGCATGAGAATGTATAATGTCCTGAGAGTTAGACGGTATGCCCTTTGTCTTTGAACCAACAGTTGAAGTCTTTAGGTGGTCCGGTCTGTCCATCAAGAAGTTATCATACCCGCGCTGCTCAAAGTAACGAGCGATCCCGTACTTGTTGTTCTCTATCAGGATGGGATACCCATAGAACACAGCTGCCATCAGAACATCTTCGTAGAATATCTTCGCCATGGGAGGACGGCTAGCGTACTCAGCGACGAACATATTGGAGGGGAAGTTCATGTTGAACTTATTGAAGAAGTGGCACGCCCCTTTAGATCCGCGACCATCCACGGTAGCATCAAGGTCATAGGAGTCAACTCCTCCACAGCCAATGGCGTCCTCCGGTGGGCTCTTCTTGTTGTACTTAATTACGTACCTATTCTGCCTCTCTTTAGGCGGGAGCCATGATATGTACCACCTACCATTGGGATCAGGACTGAAGATAACACTCCCGTCAACGATGCCGTTGTCCCATACGAAGTTGCCCCTGACGACAGGATTTGGATACAGCTCTTGGTTGTGTGAGATCTGTTCGTAGATCTTCGCCACGTTAAAGATGCTGGACTTGGTAGAATCACGGAATGCTTCGTCCGGAGTAAATGGGAACTGACGGATCACCTCGTTGAGTTCGTACGGATCCTTCATCAAGGCATCGCGTTCGTTCTTTAGGTAGGTCTTAGCGCCGATGTCTAGGATGTCCCCATCAAGACTTTCAATGGGCTGCTTGGGGTCTTCTACAATTGGGTTTCCGTACTTGTCAAAGAATCCTTCCAGCGCTTCGTATGCGGGTACGAATAATTGGTACAGTCCGGAGCGCGTACGTCCGTTGCTGTTGCGCTCACTAGGGTTGGAGTCATAGTAGAGATCCCGGAACTCCTTGCCGCCCTTATCTAAAGGATTTACCGTAGAACCGACGATCGCCTTGCCAACTACCCTACGCCCTACAATGAGACACGTACGTTCAATACGCCACGCCTCACGTATGTCTGTGGGCTTCTCCCACTTGCCCGCCTCATCCAAGTACAGGATGTGCAGCTTCTCACCGTCATATGCGTTGTTGGTAGTGTTCTTCCAGTTGATGATTGTGTTGAGCGCCTCGCCGACGTTAGACGTCTTGTTGTTCTTGGTGATGCGCTTGGACGGTTCCCGGAACGCTAGCTCCATACGCGGGTTGGTCGTACCATCTTGGATGGGCTTAAAGAAGAATGGGTAGCTCTTGAACATGGTGACGATCTTCTTCATGAAGATGTTTTCCTGCGCATCCTTACCGGTCTTGCTCTGGACACCCAACAGCTTGTCCTTGACCTGCGTGCCCTCATCCACCAGAACAGCACTGGATATGTTTGTGTACCCAGAACGACGACACTTGGTATAGATCTGACCTAGGCATCTGGGGTCCGCCTCACAGGCAGCGAAGTGCGTGAAGATCTTAGACTGAAACTCTAGGTAGTTTGGATATCCAATATCCATCTTGCTCCACTGGAGCATCATGTAGTGCCTACCGGTTATGTATGTAGGATCACCGTTATTGTAGAACCAAAGACCGTCACGTCTGCGCTGAAACTCCCTTTCAATGTACGATGAGTACTTATCGCGAAACTCCTTTGGCTTTTCCGCCCATTCATCCATAGAGCGAATACGAAGCAGTTCTTCCGGCACATTGAGTCTCTTCCACATCTGCATTTCACGGGGTCGGTCGTGAAATAAGATTTCTTCATGTGACGGAGTAGCGGGAAGCTGAATAAAAAGCCCGCCGATCTCAACGATCTTACCCTCCGAATTTTTGGGACATATGTTGACAACGTAGCCAACGTACCCTTCAACATTCTTAATGCCTGCCATTTCATTTTATTTTATATCTTTACATTAACTTAACATTGAGACAGATGAAATACCTAGTAGTTCTCGCTGTCCTTCTTCTCAGTTCTTGTGCAAGCATGGACAGTACAGTAGTCTCAGTAAACCATAAAACGTGTACGCTTGACGGATGCCAGATGATGTCCATACACAGTCACGCTTTTATTTACTGAATCTCTCAGCAAAGCCACCTGAGTAATCTGCCGAATCGGCAATATTACCCGTCTGCTTTAGCTCTTTAATAATCTGTTCCAACCGTTGCCTTTCTTGCAACAGTTCACGGGCATCTACTGCCGTCTGCTTGATAGACTGGAGTTCAGCCTTCCTTTGGCTACCACTAAGATCCTGATCCACAGGTTTGCGGATCTCTTGGATCATGTTATTGATAGCGTATTCCATGGAGTCCAACAGACGCTCTGCGGCGTCAATGGTTGTGAACTCACTCTTTTTCTGCGGGCGCGACATACATCAAATCACTTACGAGCATTCTCCATACCTTCTTCCCATCAACCTCCATCTCGTAGTCGCTGTTCTTAGAGAAGTAGACAACGTCGCCTATCTCCACACCAACCTCTTTGATCTCCGGCGAGGAGTACAATACCCTGCCGCGGTCATTATCTACATCTTCCTGTACGAGTTCCAGTAGCGAGCTCTTGAGCTTTTTACTTGAATCCATAGGATCTAGGAATACCCACTGCCCCAGCATATGGATACCGTCCTCGTTCTTATATGCATTAGCCATATTGTTCCGGTTCCCCTGTGGGTGATATGGAACTAGGTAGATATGGTCCCCCATGCTGTACTGCGGGCTGAGCACAACGTGATGATGGAAGTACAGCGTATCTCCAGCCTTCGCTCCGGTGTCATATCTTAATGGAGTAGAGACAATCTCAGCCTCCATGAATCGGTTTCCGAACTCATCAAACTTGCTGTCTAAGAACAACTTATTGCCGTTGAGTTCAATCTCATCTTTAAACTTCTTTGGAAGTCTAATGACAAAGCTTTCTATGGACTTCATGGCTGTTAGAATCTACAGTCAAACTCAGCAACGCAGGGCATATTGTCCACACTCTTCCAGAGCATGGTCCCTTCCTTGGGGTCTTCAATATAGATAAGATAGCGCTTGTTGTTGTAGCGCACTAGGTGCTCTTCGTCAAGGACGATCGTAGAGACCTTTCCATTGCCCACGTTCATTCCAACGAAGTAAGCCATGGCGTCTTTGGGGTTTTGCCCCACGATGATTTTGCGAATCAATTGCATGATAGTTAGTTTTAATTAATGCTTCCATTCCCGTAATTTTTGATCCACCAATCTATTGTGCCCATATCAGGTTTGTCGTTCATCTGAATGAATATCTGCAAAGCAGCATCGTGCAGACTACTAAACTCCATCTCATCATCCACGTCCGCAGACATTGATATAATGAGCTTATCCTGATCTTCTGTCTCGTCGTTGTATGTACCTAGACAAAGCATATAAAGGTAGTCGTCTTCCACCTCATACTTCTTCGCTAAGTCTTCAAGAAGATTTTGAAAAGCCCCGGAAGCCTCAGCGAGAAACTCTTGTATTTGTTTCTCGCGTTCAGTCATCAGGTAAAGGATCCGTCAAAGATTTTCATTGCCATCACCAAGCTCTTGGACTGAACCGTTACTCCATCGTCAGCAGAGCTAACCTCTACGCTAAGGGTGTCGGCAGCATTGGCTGCAACAACAGTATTGAATGAGATGACGTTGTACGTCGCACCGGTAGTCTGAGATCTTCTTGCAGTCGCCACAGTGGTAGCACCTTGCTTGAGCGAGATGATCACATTGGAGTTGTTGTTGGTGAAGTACACGTATAGCGAAACCTCCAAGCGAACACCTCCGTCGGATCCTACTACGATGTTTCTGTTAGAATCAGCTAGTGAGAATCCAGATCCAGTCTGAAAGCTTCCGTTAACTAGCGTATTGTCTACAGTGTTGAATGTGATCCGTGTAGGGGTGGTGGTACACAACTGGTTTGATTCCGTACGTGCGTACAGACCATCTACAGAAACGCTATCTACAAATGCTGCCGTTCCAAGGTTACGAGACTTGACCGTGTTGTCGGCGTCGTCGTAAACAAGAACAGTGGTCTCGCTGGATGCTAGCGTAGGGGTATTGGTGATCAGAAGCTCAGCTACCTCAACGGCGTCCGTGCTAACCTTCAAGGCAGTGGAGTTTCCAGCGCCATCCTCTACGGTTTTAAGGGTAGAAGTAGCAGACCCAGACGAAAGCTTTAGAAGCGATTCGTACGTGTCTTTTACTTTATTGCCTGTTAAAGTCGCCATGAATCTTTAATTTTGTTATATACGTACAAAAATACGCAATTAAATTCATGCCGAAATCAAGAGTCGCCAAGTCCCGTATGTTCCGGGAAGCGTCACCAATGAAGAAGAAGTACCTATCGCATGGTGGGTTAAAGAATACCTACCTAGTGTTCAGAGACTGGGAGGTTAGGCACAATCTCAGTGCAGCCAATATCATGATCATGCTCTACGTCTATGACCTAGAGTTCTTTACCATCCGATACATATGTGAGAAGCTGGATAGGAACGAGGCTGCATTTAAACGCGACAACCTTCGCCCGTTACAGAATGATGGATTTGTCTACAAACACTTTGACAAATTGAGCCCTAGTCAGACCCGTGAGGATCACGTGTTCCGCGAAGAGAACAAGTGGAACTACAGAGTCCGTTATGCCCTAACCCAGAAGGGCAGGAACATGGTAGCGCGTTTCTACCGGATGGCAGCCGGGGAGCCTATAGACGATCCCATCTAGCCATCAACGCATCCCATTCAATACTTACTTTATGCTCTACGAATAGATCATGCTGTAAGCGTTCGGGTGATGTTCCTTCCTCTTTGTAGAGTAGGATCATGTTGTTGATAAAACCATTGTTGTGTTGCATGGTCATGAAATTAACTGTTTTCATGACACTGAAATTATAACAATAATTTTAATTCACAAAATATTGTGGATTTATTTTGCAACCATCTTCACCTTGAACGGTGCTTTGGTCATAGCTCCTTTATGAGCTTCGCCGGGCATAAGGTAGTAGCGACCACGCTCCTCCATCCAGTGGTATCCATCTGGAGCATCTACCATGATCTGTTTGCGCTTTGCTTTCATCTCTTATATACAGCCTTTAGTCCCTTCTTAGGAACATTGGTATATTTCTTCCAGCTTCCTTCTGCGAAGTTTATAGCTTCATCCTCGGTATCAAACTGGAACATCTCGCCTCGTTTAACAGCTTCAGACCAAGGATCTTCTGGCTCCATCCAGTCTCTAGGATCAGACGAGCTAGTATTTCCGGGAGATGGAAACAGTGTTGGGAATGCGTAATATTTACCGTCAGCTTCTCCAGAAGCCATGATGACTGTTGATTCAGTGCCATCTGGATTCTTTCTGGCGAAAGGTCTCATTGACTGAGCCTTGCTTGCGTATTCAGCAAACTTGCCTCCGTCTTGATATTTACGCTTCGCCTTCATCGCTAAGCTTCTTTAGGATCTCATGATTACGCATAAGAATAGCCCCCCATTTCTTGGAGCTGGATGCGGAGCGAACTTTGCCCCCTGATCTTTTCTTAGCGCTCTGAGCCATTACCGCAGATTGTTTTTCTGCTTGATTTCCCTAACTTGACTATATGTCATTGGGCTTTCGCTTGCTGGCGTTGCGTTCCAAGGCTTGCCCCGCCCAACTCTCCACGTTCCTGTTTTGCCGTCCTTGTTTATGTCTGCCCATGTTCTATTACCAGCATCAACCCAGTTGTAGTCTTTGCTTAATGGCTTCAGTCCCTTGTTCCTCATTCCGGGATTCGTAGGGTCATCCTTTACGGAACGACGGTTTGCTGGAGATACAAACTTCTTGCCCTTCTTAGGGTCAGTCGGGGATTTCCTTATAGCTTTCATTTCTTATAGCTTTTTGGCAAAGGTACTTCTTTTACAGATGTGGCTCCGGGGAAGCTGTGCGTCCCACTGTAAGGCTCAGCGATCTTCTCCTCCCCATTATCTGGAATCAATCTAAGCGGGATCCCCGTCTTGCTCATGTCAATGGTGTCCCCATTAATGACAATGTACTTGCGATTGCGATAGGGACTCCCATCACTATAGCCAAGTTTCTGTACATCTGCTTTACGAACTGTTCTCATCGTGGTTAAAGTAATACTTTAAGTCTGTTATCTAGTTTGCACACTGCTCCCGATTACACTATCTTACTGAGCCTCTTTCGGGATGACTGCGTCGCCTTGCGTACCCTTCTAACTCCGAAGCGTAGCGCGGGCTCTGAAAAGCCCCGCTGCGTAGCTCGGTAGCGAAGTTACAGGATAAAAATGATAAAGTCAATATTGAACAGTTACTTTAATGTACCTTTGCTAACAGACTGATAATCACAGCTATGAATGCAATTATGACTTGGGAGGAGCTAACAGACTACGCTTACTTTTTTCCTAAAATCGTCGTAACAGGTAATCAACGCAGCGGAACAACGTACGCAGCCTATGCTCTAGCAACAGAACTAAATTACACCCACGTGGATGAGATGCGGTTCAAAGCCCACAACTTTGATCTGTTTAAACAGCTACTTAAAGACACAACAGTCGTCCAAGCACCAGCCCTTCTCCATAGACTCCCAGAACTAAATCTGTCAAACACACTAGTCGTATTCATGACCCGTGATTCAACAGACATCATAAAGTCAATGAACAAGTCCGGATGGCTCAGTAGAGAATCCGCAAGAGAATACCTCAAGTACTCCACCGATCCCCTGACCGACATCCTCCAGCTTATTGATATAAAGAACCAGTTCATTGAACAGATTCCCCATATCAAGCTCCCCTACACAGAACTCCAAAAGACACCCGGATACGTTCACGACAGATCCCAGTTCACAGAAAAACAGATACACGGATAACGTGCAAAAGATGTGAGTTATAGAGAGAGGGGGGATTATATACGTTATCAGCAGTTGGGAAACGAAACCGGAAACCGATCCCGAAACCCATGCCCCACCTTGGAAAACGATCCAAATTCAAACTTTTAGCGTTTTCAGAGGCTACCTTGTCGCACCTATGGACCTAGGTTAACCTCCCGTTTTACAGGGTACTCAAAAGTCCTATAATAAACATTATGTTAACTAGCACCTCTCGTACCCACTGATCGGGGCTGCCCCTCCCCTACCCTACCGGCTCGTCGGGGTCTCGCGCACGCGCTCCTGCGTCACACGTAACTAGCTGACAATCACCCCCACATTTTCTCCCCTTCTCTCCCACACATCCCCACATACTCCCACAAAGTATCGTTTGACCTATAGTTCTACGAACTCAATCGTCAATGGGTTTACCATGTACATCTCTTGATCCCAGCTCTTCACCTTGTCTCTGATCACCTTTGTCTCCCACTGATCCTGTGTCGTTGTAGGTATGACTAGAGCGTGTGTAAGCTGCTGGTTTACTAGGAAGTAAGCTGATGGTTTTGTTGTGTGTCTATCGTATGATTTGCGGGCGCATACGATGATTCTATCCCACGGAATGTCGCTGTGTTGTGTCCACTTCCACGACTGGTGTTTGACCTCTACGATCTCTTGTATGTTGTTCCTGTGTATGACGATATCTCCTTCGTCTATGTACTGTTTGTACTGATCCATGCTTGGGGCTATGTGTGTTGCTTTCACGGTCACGTCCACACCATTCTTGTGGATGTAGCGTGCTACAGCCCATACTGCTTCGCTGGACTGCTTGAGCATCTTCGTATAGTTATCCCATGCTTCAGGCGTCATTTTTCATTTATTACGAAGTACTCTATCTCCTGTCTGTCAGCCTCCCATAGGTAGATAGGTGTACCTTCTCCGACGTAGGCATTCCATGTGTTGTAGCTCAGGAAATCCATTGCCTCGTCTTGTGTTGCTTCGTTGTCTCTGATGAAGATGTCCACCATCTTATTTGCGCTGTAGATGATGCGTACTGGATCCCCTAGTTGGTATCCTAGGATGGCTTCATCGTAGCCTTCTGCGAATAGCGTTTGGTCTTTCATATCTCTACTTTCTTCATGCATTTAGGGTCAATGGCGAGCTGTCCTTTGGCTATGATGGCGTCTATCTGGCTCACCTCTACGTAGTACACGTGTGTGCTGTTGTATGCTATGATGTAGGCGTACTTCCAGCCGTACATAATCTTGTATGCTTCCAGTGTAGCGATGTTGGCTACTGTAGGGTTTGTGGTGACGATCAGCGCTGCTAGTTTCTGTCCTTCTAGCTTCAGTGTGTGCGTGATGTGTTTCTGGTCATCCAGCTCATCCAGTTCTTTGTTGCCTTGTGGTGCATTGCGTGCGAATGCTGCTAGGGCTTTTGCTTTGATTGCGAGTTCTGCCAATTCTTCCATGCTGTATTGAATTCAGTGTGTTCTTCAAATAGGTTGACGCCGATCTTCTGGTTGTTCTTTGACGGGCTCACACGCAGGGTTACTACGCTCTGTCCATCTTGTCTTGGCACGTATGCTATCCCGGCGTCAGGGCAGTATATAGCCAGTATGTCGTATTCAATGTTAAGCTCGTATTGGAACCGTGCTGTGGCTCTCTTAGGCTTAACCTCCACCCTCCCACTGTGGGGGGTTCTGTATTTCACTTGCACACGTATGAACGTGTTGTTGTATAGTACTCCAAGGTCAAATGGGCTAGTTGCTGATACGGGCATCAAGACTCTACATCCTTGTAGAATTAGATCTGCTGTAACCAGTGCTACTCCTATATCACCTTTGGATGTTGTGGGATGTTGCATGATCTAGTTCTTTAAGTACTAGATCCCAATAGGTTTTCTTATCGTAGTCGTTGTAGGGTAGTAGGGCAATGACTTGCAGCGTCTGTACACGGGCTATCTCCCCGTGCTTTTTTATCATCTCTCTTGCTTTAAAGAATGGGCTCATATATTGCGTAGCGTCATGATTACGGCAATCTTTATTCGTGTGATGAACCTACAATACCATGACTGGCACTTGAAGATCTCTGTCTTGAACAGGTCTTCTGGTTCATTCAGGTGAATCTGCTGTGGGGCATCTTCTTCCTCGGTCATAAAATGATCAATGATGACCTCTTTGTGGGTCTTCTTCATCTGTTTAAGCTGTTGTTGTGTCATTCGTTCTCGGTGTAATCTTCGTAGTCGTCGTAGTGTAGTCCTTCGTTGCCATTGCGCAAGATAATCATCATGCGATGTTCGGCTTGTTTTTCGTCTTCATTTTGCTGCCTAGCATGGTTACAGCATCCTCCAAGTTCATTCTCTTGGATCTGTCGTTGCCAGCTATTGCAGGAGCACTGCCGGTCTACGTGCTTTTGGCTATCTCCGGGATCATCCCAGTAGAGGAATACATGGTCGTTCATGGTACGGGTTGGATATTCATGTTGCGAACGGATACGTTCCATTCTGTTCTTCTTACAAATGTCTTGGCTTCTTCCATGGTATCAAAGTCTTTTTCTCTCTGCTCCCATCTAGCAGCCCGCATTTTGCTTTGGTCAAAGTAGGTGTAGTTGACTCGGTACTTCATTTCATGTTCGTTTGTTTGTTATTGTATTCAAAGACCCAGACAAAGACAAACGACTTATGCATGAAGTCAAAGTTAATCTCTAATATAGCGCCATCACACTCAGGTTTGTATGGTTCTGCGATATTTATTTTCTCCCACTTGAAGCTCAAAGACGGTAGTATATAAATATGCTCACCCCAATAATTGGTGTTTGAGTACCTGTAGTGTTGCAATAGCTTCATTTCTCTTTGGTGTTAAAGGTTTGCGCCTACTTTTATATGTGTGCGCTTATAATTTGATGGATAAGCCCATCTTTATATGCTTAAACATACCTTAATGGTGTAAATAAGCACCATTCAATCGG